CGGCAGGCCCGACGTGCGCCGCGCAGAGCGGCACGCCCGAGACAGCTCCCGCAGCCCACCGCACATTCCGTGACGTGGCGGCCGTGGGCTCGGGCGTCGAGACCCGTCGACGCATCCCGCCTGGCGGCGCAGTAACGCGCGTCGCGTGGGCTCTGTGACCGGCTCGAGGCCGCGTACCGAGACCCGCCCCCATCCCTGCAGCGCCGTCACTCTGACGCTGCAGGGGTGGGGTGCTCCCAACCACTCCACCGCCCCCGATGGGGGGTCGCTACGCTGCAGGCGCCCGGGCTCGGGCGCGTGGGGTGGACCGGGCCCGGGCCCGGCCGTACGCTGCTGGCGGGTTCCCTCGAGCTGCGGGCGACGTGGGTGCGCTGTGGCGGTTCACCACCGCGGCACGACGCGCTCGAGGGCATCAGCGCCGCCAGCTGGTGTGCCCTGCAGGACCGTCCCTGCAGGGCTGCCCAATCTGATACGGTCCCCCGCCATGACGGACCCCACGCCGCAGACCGAAGACCACACCGCGCGCCTGGCCACCCTCGAGTCCCGGACCGAGGCCTGGCAGATCATGGCCGAGCAGCTCGACAGCGCGCCGCCGCCGCGCTCGGCGCCGGCCGTAGCCCTGATCATCTTCGCCGCCGTCGTGCTGCCGCTGCTGCTGCTCGGTGGCGCCGTGATCAAGGTGTGGGTCACCATTCACGGGTGAGCAGGGCGTGGCGAGGCGGCAGCACCCGACGATGGCGACGGGTACGGCAGGCCGTGCTCGACAACAACCGAGCGACGCGCGCCGGCAGGTGCAACCTGCAGCTGCCGGGCGTGTGCGCCGGCGACGCTGACGCTGTCCACCACACCCGAGGCAAGGCGCACGGCGACGACCCGCGGTACCTGCTCGCCACCTGCTCACCGTGCAACCTGGCTGTCGGCGACCCGACACGTGCCACCGATCCCGACCCCACACCGAGGACACGATGGTGACCCCACACGCCTACCTCATGCGCTACCGCACGTTGCGTGCGCTCGAGCAGGTGCTCGACGACGAGCTGCGCGAGGGGTACCACCGCCAGCTCGAGGCGTGGGTGCGGGACCGCATGCCCATGCCTCAGCCTTGCGCGCCTGCGCTGGGCTGGCACGGGGCGGCCTGCAGCTGCGTGCCGCTGTCCGTTTTTCCCGATGCCCGGGGGGTCGGACACCCCGGCAGTTCTGTTCTCTCTCTCCCCGCGGTTTCGGCTGAGATTCGGCGCGATGGCGCCCCGTAAGCCGCCGCGCGGCGCGATTCGTCGCGCTGTCGAGAAGTCGACGCCGGCGCGCGAGCGGGACCCCGCCGACGCTGCGGCGTGGGCCCTGGCACAGCACTACGCCGACCTGATCGACCGCGCCGAGCTGGCGGCCCGGTACGCGGCCGAGCTGCTCGACGCCGGCGCCGAGTCCCTGATCGACCTCGAGACGCCGGCGCGCCTGCAGGTGCAGCGGCTCGCCCGGCTGGTCGAGGCGCAGACCGTGGCGGCCGAGCTGGGCCCGAAGCTGCTCGCCGTCCTGCAGGCGCAGAACTTGACCACGGCCGCCCGGATGAAGGCGAGCACGGGAGGCCCCACCGATGACGACCCCGCAGAGGCAGAGCTCCGCCGTATCTCGGCTGCCAGGCCGGGTGCTCGGGTCGACGACCCCCCGCCTGTGGACCCCGCCACGGCGTGAGCTGACGCCCGAGACCTCCGTCGGGTTCGCGCAGGCCGACTTCGCTCGCAACGTCCTGCGGCGGCCGCTCGACCCGTGGCAGGAGTGGCTCGTGGTTCACGCCGGCGAGCTGCTGCCGGACGGGCGCCCCCGGTTTCACAAGGTGCTGGTCATCGTCGCGCGGCAGAACGGCAAGACCGAGGTCCCCGTGATTCTGTCGCTCTATTGGCTGTTCGTCGATCGCTGGCCGCTGGTGCTGGGCACGTCGACGAAGCTCGACTACGCGCAGGAGTCGTGGGAGAAAGCGATCAAGATCGGCAAGCCGATCAAGGCGCTGTGGAAGCACGTCCCCCGCCGCGGCGGGGTCCGGCGCGCCAACGGCGAGCAGGTGCTGCGGACCGACTACGACACCCGGTACAAGATCGCCGCCAGCAATGAGGAGGGCGGCCGCTCGCTGTCGGTGGACCGCCTGGTGCTCGACGAGCTGCGCCAGCACAAGGATTACTCAGCGTGGGACGCGTCCGTGCCGGCGACGTCGGCGCGGTGGCTGTCGCAGGTGTGGGCGCTGACCAACGCCGGCGGCGAGGACTCCGTCGTGCTCAACGACCTGCGCGAGCAGGCGCTCGCGCACATCGAGTGGGTCGACGAGCACGGCTACCCGCAGGTCGGCGAGCTGCTGCCGGCCGAGGCCGGCGACTGGCGGACGGGCATCTTCGAGTGGTCGGCGCCCGAGACTGCCGACCCGCTCGACCTCGACGCGCTCGCGCAGGCGAACCCGAACATGGGCCGGCGGCTCGACCCCGAGCAGCTGCAGCTCGAGGCCGCGGCCGCGGTCAAGGCCGGCGGCCGCAAGCTGGTCGGGTTCAAGACCGAGAAGATGTGCATCACGGTGCCGTCGCTCGACCCCGCCATCGACCCGCTCGCGTGGGCTGCCGGCGCCATCGAGGGCGACCTCGCGCAGCTGCGCGCCCGGGTGGCCATGTTCGTCGACGTCGCGCCCGACCTGCAGCACGCGACGGCGGCCGCGGCCGCCAAGACCCCCGAGGGCAAGATCAGGACCGAGATTGTGGCCGCGTGGTCGGGCGCCACCGCCGTGCAGGACATGATCGACGCGCTGCCCGAGCTGGTCGCCCGGGTGAAGCCTCGCGCGTTCGGATGGATGCCGGGCGCGCCGGCGGCGGCCGCGGCCGCCAAGCTGGCCGACCGGCAGCGCAAGGGCGAGCAGCGCCGGGCGTGGCCACCGCCCGGCGTGCTGGTGGAGGAGATCAAGCTCGAGGCGCCGGCCGTGTGCATGGGGTTCGCGGCCGCCGTCGCCGCCGTGCGCATCCTCCACGCCCCGGACGCGCTGGCGGACGCGCACGTGCTCGGCGCCGAGAAGCTGCCGCGCGGCGACGTGTGGGTGTTCTCCCGGCGGCCGCCGCGACCGGGCGCGCCCGTGCCGCACGTCGACGCCGCGTACGCGATCGCCGGCGCCGCGCACCTGGCCGAGACGATGCCGGCGGCCGTGGGTGTCCCCCGGTTCGTCCCTGCAGGCTGACCGAGCGGCGTACGCCGTACGGGCGTCCCGTGATCTACGCTGCGCGCATGGGAATGCGTGCCTGGCTGCGGGATCGGTTCACCGAGCCGATCACGTTCTCGGCCGAGCCTCGCCCGATCGACCGCGTGATCATGGACTTCGCCAACCGCGGCGGCCCGGGCGTCACCATCGGCCGGCAGGAAGCGCTCTCGGTTCCCGCCATGCTGCGGGCCCGCAACATGCTGTGCGTGCCGGCGACGCTGCCGCTCGTGCAGTACGGCCCGGATCGTCGGATCACCCCGCACCCGCTGCTGCAGCAGTTCGACCGCGACGTGCCCAACGTGGTGCATCTCGCACAGACGTTCGAAGACCTGCTGTTCGACGCGATCGCCTGGTGGGAGGTGCTCGAGCAGGACTCGCGCGGGTACCCGACGTGGGTCCGGCGGCGCGACCCGTCGACCTGCTCGCTGCAGCCGCCGGCCGGGTACACGCCGGCGCCGCTGCCGTCCGGGTGGGACCCCCGCGAGGCCGTTGTGTACGTCGACGGCCGCCCGGTCCCGGGGTCGCGCATGATCCGGTTCGACTCCCCCAACCCGGGCATCGGCCAGTATCAGGGCCGGGCACTGCGCCGCGCCGTGCTGCTCGACGTCGCCGCGCAGATGTACGCCGAGGACCCGAAGCCGCTCGGGTTCTTCACGCCGGCGGAAGGCGCCGACCCCGCCGACGACACCGCCGTTGCCGCCATGATCACCGGGTGGCTCGAGGCGCGCCGGCGCCGCTCGACCGGCTACGTGCCGGCGGCCGTGAAGTACAACGAGCCGATGGGCGCCAAGCCTGCAGACCTGCAGCTGGTCGAGCTGCAGAAGCAGGTCACGCTCGAGATCGCCAACGCGACCGGGATCGACCCCGAGGACCTCGGTATCTCGACGACCTCGCGCACCTACCAGAACGACACGAACCGCCGGCAAGACCGGATCAACGACACCCACTCCCCGTACATGGCCGCGATCACCGACCGGCTCAAGATGCCCGACGTGACCCGCCGCGGGCACCTGGTGCGGTTCGACCTCGACGACTACCTGCGCGCCGACCCGAAGACCCGCTTCGAGGTCTACGAAATCGGGCAGCGGCTCGGGGTCTACGACTTGGAGTACATCTTGGCCGAGGAGATGCTGCCCCCGCGGCCTGCTGGCGCCGCCCCCATCGCGGCGCCGGCGGTCCCGGCCGCGGGGGTCCCGGACAACGTGACGCCGCTGCGGCCGCCGGCGGCGCCGGCAGCGATCGCCGCCGGCGGCCGCGCGTCCGTGACGTTCGACGCCGGCCCGGGCCACCCGATCGCCGACGTCCCCGTGATCGGGTTCGGCGCCGACCGGGCCCGGCGCACCATCTCCGGCCGGGCGCTGCCGTACAACGCGATCAGCACCCGCAAGGGGTTCACCCGGTACCGCTTCGCCCCCGGCGCGCTGCGCTGGTCGGACCCCCGCCGGATCAAGCTGCTGCGCGATCACAACTACTCGCTGCCGCTCGGGCACGCCGTGAGCATCACGGACGGCCCGGACGGGCTCGACGTGGTCTTCGCCGTGGCGCCCGGCCCGGACGGCGACCAGGCGCTCGCGCTCGCCGAGCACGGCACCCTCGACGGGCTCTCCGTCGGGGTCGACTTCGAGGCGCAGCACACCATGCCCGACCCGCTGAACGCCGGCGTGACGCTGGTGCTCGAGGGGCAGCTGCTCGAGGTCTCACTGCTGGCCATGCCATCGTTCGACGACGCGCGGCTTACGCACGTCGCAGCATCCCGAGAGGACACCGCAATGACCCACCAGGCCCCGGCCGCGGCCCCGGCGCAGGCCGGGACCAACGGCCACGCGCAGTACGCCGCGCCGCAGTACCCGCAGCAGTTCGCGCAGCCGCAGCCGCCGGCCCCGCAGCCGCAGCCCACCCCGCAGCCGACCCCGCAGCCGCAGCCGCCGGCGGCCGCCGGCGCGCAGCTGGTGACGTTCTCGCTCGAGCAGCTGCAGGCGCTCATGGCCGCGGGTGGGCAGCTGCCCAACGCGACCGGCCTGCAGGCGCCGGCGGCCGACGACGGCGGCCGCCAGTTCGTCAACCCGGCCGGGAACGGCACGCCGGCCGGCGGCGCGCAGGTCGCCTACGCGGCGCCGTACAGCTTCGACCGCCGCGGCGAGCTGACCGCCGGCCCGGAGCACGACTTCAGCCGCGACCTGATCGCCGGCAGCAAGGGCGACGGCGCCGCGCTCGAGCGCGCCACCACGTTCATCCGCGAGGTCTTCGACGTCGACCGCGCCGACGTCGGCGCGCTCAACCCGAACCGCCAGCGGCCCGACCTCTACGTCGACCAGCGGCAGTTCCGCACGCCGCTGTGGGACGCGATCCGTAAGGGCTCGCTGCAGGACTCGACCCCGTTCGTGCTGCCCAAGTTCAACAGCGCCAGCGGCCTGGTCGCCGCGCACACCGAGGGGGTCGAGCCGACGCCGGGCGCGATGACCGCGACGTCGCAGACGATCACCCCGACCGCCTCGAGCGGCAAGGTCGAGATCACCCGGGAGGCGTGGGACCAGGGCGGCAACCCGCAGCTGTCCGGCCTGATCTGGCGGCAGATGCTGCGCAGCTGGGCCGAGGCGCTCGAGGCCAAGGCCGTGGCCGTGCTCGACGCCGCGACCCCGACCGGGATCACGTTCACGGCCGGCGGCGGCACCAGCGGGCAGACGCTCGTGCGCGAGGTCCGGCGCGAGTTCGCCAAGCTGCAGTTCGCCCGCGGCGGGTTCAGCATGGACAACCTGTTCGCGCAGATCGACCTCTACCTCGCGCTGATCGGCGCCGAGAGCGACGACGGCCGCCCGATCTTCCCGGCGCTCGGCCCGTCGAACACCGACGGCACCGTGCGCTCGCGCTACGGCGCGCTCGACGTCAACGGCGTCACGGCGAACCCGGCGTGGGCGCTGGCCGCGACCGGCAGCGTGGCCGCATCGTCGTACCTGTTCGACAGCGAGAGCGTCTGCGGGTGGGCGACCAACCCGCAGCGGCTCGAGTTCCAGTACCGGGTGGCCTACGTCGACCTCGCTATCTGGGGTTACACCGCGACGGGCATCATCGACATCAACGGCGTTCGTGAGCTGATCTTCGACCCGGTGGCGTAGCCCACCGCCCGACACGTTTCACGTGAAACATCGACCCCGGGAGGGATCAATGAGCGAGACGAAAGCAGACCTCGAGAAGCGCGTCGCGCAGCTCGAGAAGGAAAACGCCGACCTGCGCGAGCAGGCCGGGCCGAGCAACGCCGACGCCCGCGAGCGCTCGGCCAAGGCGCCGCAGCTGCCGTCCTTCAAGATCAGCGAGGGCGAGCGCAACGACCTGCAGCGTCAGGGCTGGGCCATCAGCCCGTTCACGGGCCAGTGGTACACCGCCAGCGAGGCCGGGATCGAGACGCTCGAGGGTGTCGACCCCAACCCGCCGCGGCCGCGCACGGGCGTCAGCACGGGCGGCACGCCGGCGGCCGAGCGCGCCGAGACCCCGTCGGCGCCGGACGGCGTCGGCGAGGACCCCGGCCTGCAGGAGTAGCAAGACACCCGGCCGGGCCCGAGCGTGGGGCCGGGCCCGGCCGGGATCGCCCCACGACCCCGCCCCACGATCGGAGGGAAGCACCATGACGGTTCGGCTCGCACACCTGCGGACGTTCCCGGCCCGCACCGTCGGCGCGCTGTGGCGCGTCGAGGTCGCCGCGCTCGACGACGACGGGTACCACGCCGGCGCGGCGGCGCTGGTCGCCAAGCTCACCACCCCGAACGGCACCACCACCGAGCTGGCCGCGGCCGCCGTTACGCAGCTGCCCGACGAGCGCTGGCGCGTCGAGGCCGTGCTCACGAACACCGGCCGGCACGTGCTCGCCATCGAGAGCGCCGACGACATCGCCACCGCCTCGACGTACGTCGGCGCGACGACCGCGCTCGTGCCGTCCGTGGCGGACGTGCAGGACTACCTCGGCGACACGTCGAGCTGGGGCGATGACGCCGTGGGCGACGCGCTCGCCGCCGAGCAGGACGACCAGCTGGCGCGCTGCGTCGTGCCCGCGGTCTACCCGCCGGAACAGCGCGTGCAGCGCAACCTCG